ACCTAGAGTTAAAGTACCCGCACCGCCACTAGCGACTGCCATTTTAGCTCTGTTGACTAACTTTACCATAAGACTTTAGTTCCTCAAGAGTGTATTAGGCTAGGCGAAGAATAGAAGTTGATGCGCCAGGGGCTGGGAATTGAACAGTAAAGTCACCAGAGGTAGCACTAACAGTTCCACCAAAGTCAAAGATAGCAATGATATTATTAGTGGCAAACTGGGGATTGTATAAGATACAACCATCAGCAGAGGTTGTCACACTTTGAAAGACTGCATCGTTAAAGTCCAAGATAGCAGTTGTGCCAGCCATTTGAGGGTAGGTCGTGGCATTACCGCTTGCATCTGTTGTTGATAGGGCAGCAGTTGCACCTGTGGTGAGAGTGTTGTAAACACCAGTGTAACCACTACCAGAGGCTTGATCTGAACCTAGCTCAGAGTAAGATACTGTAGTAGGTCCATAGTTATCAGCATGGTTTTCTTTAATTAGTGCAACTCGCATTGTGTCACTATCAAAATCGTGGTTTCCCTTAAGCAACTCTAGTTTAAAAGCGTTACTAAGTCCTGTTGTAATAGTAGCCATTATGTATTTTCCTTATTTTCTTCTTCTGTCTCATCGGACAGGTCACTTGTTTCAGTTGAGACCTCTGTATCAGGGTCATAGTTCAGTTCAGCTATATCCATAAGGTCTTGTATAACCTCTGGGTGATCACTGACGTTAATGTCTGCACCGTTAAGGTTACGAAGGAATGCTGCAATCTCACGTAGGTCGTGTGGGGCAACATCACCAGCCTTGATACAGGGCATAAGGTCGTAGTTAAGTCCGTTAAGCTGCCATAAGCGTTCTACTAGCTGCTTGTTAAGTACATCAACAATAGCTTGGATGTAGCTTTCTAAGGCACGTAGAAACAGGTCAGTCTTACTTTTGGAGAGAGCGTATGATCCATTGTTACCCCCACCGAGCATAAGAAACTCAGAAAGAACACTACGGGCAATGTCATGTTGGTAACGCCTAACAATGGGGTCAATATCTAGATTACGAGTCCCTGAACTGGACATTAACTCTACATCTACTAGACGTACATTAGTAGGACTGCCATCCTTATCAGGGTAAGTGTCACTAGGGGTGATTATGTAGCCTTGTTCGTTGAACTTTACATCACGTAAGATTTGCTCAAGATTGGCAACAAAACCAGATTGTGCTGCTGTAGCATCCCCAGAGAGGTACTCAGAAGGAATACGAGCTACAGGGATACCTGCTAACTCTCGTTCTACTGCTATAGCTTCTATAGACTGTAGGTTGTTTAAGTATTGGTACGATGTGTAAGCATTGCGTAGGATACTACGACCACTGGGATCACCGTTAATAGAAGTAGTTCTATAATAGAGGCTTTTGTTAGACGGGATGTAGTGTTGAGAAAGTGCATAACCTGTATCCTGATAAAGTCCTAGTACTTCGCCTGTCTTGGTGTCTACATCAAACCTAGAGACTGTCCAAGGCGCACGACAAACAATTTTACGGACACCCATGCGCCCGTCAGTATACTTACTATACTTTTTATACGATTGCTTAGTAGGCCCAACACGGCGCTTATAGACAACCTCAAACCAAGCAAAGCCATACGACAAGCTTGATAACGCTTCCGCAACATGGTCATCAAGCGAATGTTCCATGTCATCAAAGACACTCTCCACAAACAGAGCTTCATTCTTAGCTTCTTCAGTATCATTAGCTGGTTCAACCTTGAGTTTGACGTCTCTAAGTACTTGTTCAGCAGCATACATAACTGCGCCAATAGTACTGTCATTATCTCTCATTTCCCTATATTTACGGATAGCAGCCTTGCCACGTAACTCAGGAATAAATTCATCAGACCTTATCTGACCATTACGGACGTTCTGTCCACTGACCCCTAGTGTTTGGGTCGCTTTAGTTTTACTCAATCTTCTGGGCATTATAGGAGTCCCTTAGCACTAGAATATGCTAGTTTAAGTTGTGGCTTTGCGTACCCATTAAGACTAAGGTCGGTGATGGCCCATACACAGGCATCTAATCTATCTGGCGACCCTAAAGACCCAAGAGGTTCCCACTGAACCATCTGATCCTCCAAGTCGTTAAGCCCTCTGACGTGTTTAACTCTGCCTTGCTCGTATAGTGCAGATACAGGTTCAGCCCTAGCCATCTTGCCTCTACTCGCATGAACGAGGCGTATGGGTAGAGCTTCATCTTCTGTGTGTAATGTGTGCCTTACCATGTCGCCGCCCTGATTCTTCTCGGCAACAATCCTATCAGCCATATGCTCTCTGTATAGCTCAACAGCCTTAGCTGCCCAAGCTTGAGGACTATAGTTTCCTGTGTGGTCCTCTAAGACATAAGCTGTACCGTTTACGTCAACACCAGCTACTATGATACCAGTCATATCAGAGTCAGTGTTATTACTAATAGCAGGGTCTATGGCTACAACAATTCGGTTAAGTTGGGGGACGTCATCTTTGTCTACTTCGCAGTTAGATAGTAGTTGTCTGTTCCACAGGGCGCCAGAGGCTTCATCTAGTATTTCTGCGTATAACTCTTGTCTACCTAGTCTAGTGCCCTCGTAGGTCTTCTTTACTGCTGTAAGAAAAGTATCAGCAAGATTAGCACTATTATCAAAAGTTGATCCAGTCGAGACATGAGTCTTCTCGTCATCTAGGATACTTCTTAGTAACTTAGTAGTCTTAGGTGTAGTAGTAACAAAAACTATGGGTCGTTTACCTAAACGTAACCCAAACTGCATCATGTCCCATGTGTCTTGTGCATTTCTCCAAGCACATAACTCGTCACACCATGCACTGTAAGCCTGTGGACCCCTAAGTCTTTCTGGGTCTTCTGCTGAGAAAAAGACAGCCTTGGCACCATTAGCCCAAGTCATGCTGTTATTAGTAGGAGACCACACAGGATAACCCATGTCAGCCTTACGATAGGTCTTGTCGCTCTTGTGGCAAACATTAAGGAGGCCTGAGTCTCCCTCAACCATAACTCTACGAACGTCTCCTTTAGTGGGGGCAACACAATGAACGATCCTATCGCCCATCTTGATTCTATGCCTGACCCACTCAGCTCCTGCTCTTGTTTTACCCCAACCTCGTCCAGCTAGAGCTACCCAAGTGTTCCACTTACCCTCGGGCTCTAGTTGATCTGTTCTAGCCCAAAAGCTCCAATCGTATTGTAACTCTTGTGCTTGTTCAGGTGTTAGCTGCTTAAGTGCCTCTTGTACCTTACCATCAGATAAAGCTCTTAGAGATTCTGCTGTAAGCTTACGATTCGTTTGTTGTGTCAGGGTTTGCATCTGTATCCTTGCCCAAGAGGGTCATAAGGGCATCAATAGCACTTGAGTCCTGATCAGGGTCAGTATACTCGTCAGGGTCATTAACTGTGCTCTGAGGGCTCCAACCACCCTTACTACGCAAGAATAACTCTTGTGAAGCAAAGTGTCCTTCCATAGCTTGCTGTACGACTACATTACCAACCTTAGAGACAATCTCTGCTCTAGCTTCAGCTATATCATTACCGTACAGCTTATAAAATGTACCGTGAGAACCGGGAGCATTCTGATACCTACTAGCTACAGTAGCCATAATATCCTTAATGCTCACACCATCTTGAACCGCTTGCCTAACATACTTGGCAATAGGCTTACTATAGGGCAACACTTGATTCTTAGGATAAGTCATAACACTTAGGGGCTCTTTCGTAGAACTTAAGGTTCTCTGGGGAAAATAAGGGGGCAAGGTCAGATACTCTGCGTCTCACTCATGAATATATTCGGGGAGGTGTGAGCATGACGCTTGCCGTGCTATACCACATAGGTATTCTTTTGTATATGTCAACCCCTAAAGTATAACTTTTTTATATCTTTCGTATAAGATATTGATTTAACACAAAAGAAAGTTTAGGGTGCGGGGGGCTTATATCGCCTATTTAAGAAAGAGGGCAACAAAACAAAACAAAACATAAGTAGTCTTTAATTGGGCAACAGAATAATCATAAAAACTACAATAGTTACTACTACTAATGGTATATCAGGTGTCAAGGTTCAAGTTCTTCTACAAAGACTTCTTCATTAGTTATAAACTCTAAGAGGTCTATAAGGCAATCCTCTTTAGTTTTATTTATATAGTAATACTTACGACCCTTGTATTTGACAACACAATAAACACTAAAGTCTATTATTCTTTTGTTGTCATGATGTACTATCTCTCTGAAGTCTACTAGCATTGCTTAAGTGCCCTTAAGTTTTCATCATTAGGGTTATTATTATAGTTGACTCTTAAGAGTGCTTAAGTTCCCTAACATATGTATAACGTATGTTCCACTTAATTATTTAACTATTATGATTAAAACTAAAGTTATTGGTCTTATGTTTAACATACGTATAACATATGTATGTCCTGTCCTGTCTTTGACATATAGGAACTAATTTTTATTTGTCAAGGGGTAGACTCTGAGAAAAGTGTATGAGTGCGACACTTTGGCACACCCTTTGTTATGCTAAGGTATTTTTTTATGTTATAGATAGGAGCCCCAAGGTATTTTTTTATGTTGTAGATAGGGGTGCAATCGCCGGTGGCGAGAACCTATACTTTAGAATATAGGGGACCCATACCTAAGTACAGGTCCCTGGCTTTAGTCTATCCGAAACTCAAAAGGATAACCATAACTACCCAAAAGAGACCGGCGAGCATCAAAGACATCATAATGATATATAACATATCCCTAAGCATATCATTCCTCCCATTCGGATGCGTCACCATCGTCTTTGGAGACGTTTTCTATACTTTTGATTACCTCCTGCATCTTACCACCTTTTGATATAAGAAGGTATTCTTCTGGGGTAAAGACTGTCTTTAGGGTATCAACAAACTCTACTTTAGAGGGTAGACCAAAGGCTTGGTTCCCTCCGTTAGTAAATTCTCGTACGTAAGAATTAACTACTCCATCTACCATTTTGATACGGTTTGCCTCCGAAAGTTTAGGAAAACGCACCAGAGCCTCTCTTAAGAGATCGCAGACTACCGTTAAGACGGTAAGCTGTATAACCTTTTGCGGAGGCTTTGCATACTCTAGGCCAGTTTTGGCCGACTTAAGTAAATCGCCGTTCATAAGATATACGGGCTTCTCAGTAGTAGGGGTTTTTGTATCTGTAGTCATAACAGTAGTCCTTTAGGTTAGGGCCTATACTTTAGGCTGTAAAGAGTCTCCTTTGACTCATAGGATTACTATGACATACTTTAGGGGTAATTACAAGCTCTATTAGGTATGGTCAGAGGTATCATATGAGAATGACTATGACTGAGTAAATCTGTCAGGTAAATACCTGAGTAAATCTGTCAGGTAAATACCTGAGTAAATCTGTCAGGTAAATACCTGAGTAAATCTGTCAGGTAAATACCTGAGTAAATCTGTCAGGTAAATACC